ACTGATGCTCTGTATTTTGTAATCGACTACTAAGTTCTTCATTCTTTTGCATTAGTTGAGCAAGTTGTTCGTCTCTGTCTTTACGTTGCTTAACTAATTGTCTTATTCTTTTTTGTGCTCCTTTAGTTTCTACACCTTCAAGCTCTTTTGGTGTTTCTTCTTTAGGTTCTTCTTTTTCTTCTGTTGCTTGAACTAGAGGAATAGCTTTTTCTTCTTTTGGTATCTCTTCTTCTAATTCATATTCTACTTTTGGTTCTTCTGGAGCTTTAGTATCTACTTCGTTCCACTCTTCATTATCCATTGTTTATCCTTCGTTGTTTACGAGACATACGACTTACGTTGTATATTCTATTATTATACACTATAAAAATTTATAGTGCAACTTAATGGCTTAAATTAAATGTAGGATCTAAATATTTAGGATCTTGCACTTTCATTATTACTTGATCATCATACAATAAAATCATCTTAACTTCTTTATATTGTATCTTTTGACCAGCATGTTTTGCGTAACAAATATAATCTCCTTCTTTACACCAAGGTCCTTTAGGAAATTTATCTGTATCGTTATAAGCAAGATCACCTATTTTAATAACTTTTCCTACAGTTGTTAAATAAGACATATCTTCTTTTGTTGAGTTTGGTATTAATATACCACCTTTAGTTTTTTCTTTTACTGATACAGGTCTTACGAGTACATGAAAACCTGGAAGTTCAGGGAGGACATTTGGAGTATCTGAATATTCTTCATCTGTAATCCATATGTCGTTCTTTATAGTTTTACCTAAATGTGCCTGTTGCATTAGTCATCCTCTTCATCATATAGTCTTTTATTTACTATATTTTTTAGTTGGTTACGAGACCACTCAATTCCTTGAATAAGTCCTACGAGCTGCCTATAGTGAGCAAAGTCTTCTGCTTGCCCACTAGAGACAGTTAATCTTAGTTTATTGAGTTCGTTATCATATTCTTTAACGACCTCATCCCACATATCCATACTTAGAAATTAAATCTCTGCACATGCATAGCAGTTAATCTCTAGTCCTACAGATACTTCTTTTACGACTGGTGATTTCCACATGTTATCTTCTCCCTTTAGTTGGTGCTGGATATTTCCAGCTAAATGGATCATATTGATTTAACACACCTTGTTGTGGGGTCATACCTACAGCTCCATCATCATCTGATCTTTTAGTATAGTCGCCATACATGCCACCATCACCATTTTTCACATGTTCAGGATAACCATTAGTAACACCTTTTTTAACAGGATATGCTTTATTTCCCATTGGCATCTTGATCATCTCCTTTCATTTCGTCTTTTAATAAATCTGTCATAACATCAATAAGTTTAAAACTTCTTTGTCTGTCATCCAGGTCTTCCATACTAGCTACTTTAGTTAAAGCTGCTATACGAATCTTTTCCATATCTATAGCATTCTTTTCTTCTGCCATAGTTACTTTAGATAATAAATCTAATTGCTTCATTGTTTCTTTACTTGCTCTATCAAGATCTGATTTTTCTTTTTTCATTATAGCATCTTGACCAGATTTACCTGCAGCAACCATTAACTTAGCTTCTTCTAGTTCTAGTTTCTGTGCATCTAATGCAGAGTCTGCAGAGTATTTAGCTACAGTAGATTGTAGTTTTTGTTTCTCTAGTTCTACCTTTGCTGTTTCTAATGCAACCATTTGTTGTTCAGGTGATTGTGCTTGACCCATTTGATTTGCATTTAATACTTGTTGTGCTGCACTAGCCATAGCCATTTCAGCAACTTGAGGATTCTGTTGTTGATCTGGTGGTAGTTGTTCCATTGCCATTCTTGCCATACCATTCATTTGCTCTTGGTATTTAAGTACAGAATGTTCTTGTATATTAGCTTCAAGTATTGGTTTTAATCTAGCCATTATAGGATTAGCACCATTCTGTGGATCTTGTAAGTACATCATCTTTACTTGTATATGTGAGTCATGGTTCTGTCCTGGAAATGCTGCAATAGGTATACCTTTAGTTGCAGCCATTATATCAGACACAGGGTCCATTTTTTGTGGTTCTTTTTTAGGTGGTAGTATTTGTTCTAAGTTAGGTAGATTAGCAGCACTTAATATAGTTCTATTTAATGCTTCAAGGTTAAACATACCAGGAGGTGATTGTTGTGCCATTTGTAATGCCATCTGTGAAATCATCATCCTATGTGCGTTTGATGGAATGTTAGGATCAGATACTGGAAGAACATCTATCCTACCATCAAAGTCTTGTTTAAGAACATTCTTATCAGCAAAAGGTACTTCATATGGATACTCAGAAGGAAGATAATCATAATTTATCTGTGCAAGTATTTTAAATTCATCTCTTTGAGATTTGTGTAATCTCTTGTGAATAGCAGAGAAGAACTTACTTGATGCTTCTAGTAATGCCATTGTTGTACCCACAGGTCCATAGGATGCTGCATCAGAAACAATTTGTTCTGTACTGTCAGCAAACTTTTGACCTGCTTGAGTAATGAAGCCAAGCATGTTAAACAATGTTTGGGAAGGTTCTTTATAAGGGAGAGAGATTATAGCCTTGTTAAGATCTTGCCCTGTTGCTTCGACTTCTTTAAACTCACCTGGTGCTATAGGATCGTTGTCACCAACAATTCTTACACCCTTTGCTTTGAATCCTCCTGGTAAGTTTGCGAATTGACCTGCATCCACTAGACTTCTCATGGCTGCTGTTGCAGTCATAGTTAAGTTTCCTAAGAAGTGCATGAGACCAAATCCATAGAAACTAAAGCCTGGTACGAATCTGTAGTGAACAAAGTGAGACACTTTTTCTTGATTCTTATCATCCTTCTTATAGTTTCTACGAATACTTAAAATTTGTTGTGATTGCTCTTCTACTGTAACAATATAAGGAAGAGCATAATCTTCTTCTATTTCTAAATAACAATGTTGTTCTAGTAATGTATACTGTGGATCATTTGTTCCTGTAGGAGACAAACCAATAATAGTATCCATCTTAGAAGAAAAAGATGTAGGTTCTGGATTAGTTGCTTCTGGTAATTCTATATCTCTATAGATACCTGTACGTATATCTTTAGCAAGATCAACAGGACTTCTATATATTACATGTGTATATCTATCTGCTTTACGTAGATTAGATGCATAGTAAGAAACATAGAATTGATCAATAGGAACAAATTCAGATACTGGTCTTTTAAGATTAGCATCATAATATACTTTCTTAAAGGCTGATCCTATTAATGGTAAATGGAATAACATTCTTTCCATCTCATCAAAGTATTCAGGCATCTGATCTGTTGTTTGATAATTCATAAAGTCTTGAACACGATTAGCTTGGTCTTCTCTTTCAGGAGTAGACTTTCCTACTATCTGTGTCTTTACTGGACCTGCAGGTGGAAACAATTCTTGTATTGCTTTTGATTGAAACTTAACAGCAGATTCTATTAACATTGGATGGACTGCTGTACATGCACCTTCAAATGGTTCTGATGCTTCTTGTATCTTTAAACCTAGTAAATCAAATCCTTTTTCAAACATTGCTTCCCATTCACCACGAGACTCTTTATCTGATGTATAACTATTTACTACATTTGCTGCTACTTCTTCTTGTTCCTCATCTTCTAATTTATCTGTAATATCTCCATACCATTCTTGTATGGATTCTTCAGCTTCCATTTCTATAGTTGTTTCTGTAAAGTCTACAGTAACACCACCATCATCTTCAGCAAAAAAAGAAGGACCTCCTCCTTCTTCCATAGCTTGTGGCATTTCAATTACGTTAGAAATTTCTTCTGGTATTTGTTCGAATGGATTTTTTTCTGTTGCCATTATATCTGTCCACCCTTTTTAAATTTATATTTATATGTAGCTGATGCAGAGCCTTTACCTTTACCAGGTCTGTAATTAACTTCTCCAGTAACAGAGTGTGAACCACTTTTATATTTTGCTGTGCCTTTTACTTTAGAACCTTCTAAAGGTTTCTTTTTTAAAATACTACTATGTTTGACATAACCTTGTAAATCAAAATTAATTTTATCACCAGCTTTAGCATCATATTTTAATTTTGTTTTTGTTGGTTGAAATTTTACTTTTGTTCCCATATCTTATATCTCTCTCTTCTAATATATGTTAGACATACACTATTATAACACTAAACTCTCCAGTACGCAAGTTTTTTTTCTTTTGGCTCGTCAGCCCATTCAGGGTCTTCTGGATGTTGTAGATGCCAAGACTCTTTCATGTAGTGTATAGCCATTGTCATTGCATCAACCTGATCATCATGTGCAGCATTAGGGAATCGTAACATCTCTTCTAATAAATCTTCTGACCACTTTTTATTTTTAGGTAGCCATACTTTACCAGACTCCATCATAGGTGTGGATGCATACACTCTTGATACTTTATCTCTGTCAGGTAAATATTCTAACACAGGTATACCAGCTCTACGCATATCTTGTATCAATGATTGTCCTGATGCTTTCTTTTCTACCATACATACATCAGGTCTATGTTCTTGATACAATAATTGTGTCATACGTCTTAGTTCTGGATATT